CTCGCAGGCGGGCCACCCAGTCAGGGTTGTCGGTGTGCTTGTGACCAAAGGAGACAAGCCACACGGCAGAGCCATCACGCCGGTACGAGTCTGCCGTGCGACTGTCTTGCACCCGCGTGCGCTTCCCGCACTTAGGACAGTTCATGCTGTCGAATCTTGGCGCGGGTGGCGTGGAGCTTCGCCTCCAAGCGGGCTGTCGCCAGGTTCATCTCCATCTGCTTCTTGGGCTCATACCGGGTCATGCGGGCCTGGATGTCCCGAATCTGGCGCACGAGGCGCTCTTCGGTACGTTGTAGGGCAAGTAGTTCACGGGTCATGGCGCAGCCTCCAGTGCAGCGATGTTCACGATGACGTGACCGAAACGAAGGCGATCGGCTAGTGACTTCCTTGGCTGGTGCTGCACCTCTTCTACTCGGTACCACTTCCTATCCCAGTACACCTTTTCCCCTACTCGGGGGATGGGCCCGTTGTCGTACTCAAATAGGCATTCTTGCCCGCCGATGACGTTGAACTCAACCTCGTATTTCATGGTGCAGCCTCCCGCGCGGCCACGAGGGCGGCGGCTTCAGTTTCGCCTTCACCGTGGATGTTGTGTCGGTCGCTGGGCACATGCACTACCCAGATTTGACGCCTGACATTGAGTCGCATGGCGTAGACGTAGGGGTCGCCCCAAGCCTCCCGCACCTGCCCAAGCAACGCGCCGAGGGTCGCGGGGTCGGAAAAGTCGGGAAGGGCTGTGTCGTGGATGTCGCGCACCTTGCCAAGCACGGTACAGACCTGCACAGCGTCTCCCTCATCTGCATGTAGGACGCGGGCAGCATCCCATCCCAACGTGATCGCTGGGGGCACCACCTCCTCTAGAGTCAGCATCCCTGGCATCCACTTGGCCTTGCCAGCCGCGACTAGCTCGCGCCACTTCTCGTCGAGTTCTTTGCTCATACGTCCTTCCATGTTTGTCCTACTTCTGCTTCTGCGGTGAATGTCACCGGTAGTCCGGCGACGGTTGATGTGAGTGTTTCTGTGACAATCTGTGACACCTGGTCGGCGCGGCTCTCGGGCACGGCGAAGAGCACAGCATCGTGCAGCTGGTTGACCAGGCCCGTGCGCTGCCCGTAGTCGAAGGGCAGGTGCTGCTCGACCAGTTCTATCATGGCCTTGGCCACCACCGCGAAGCCCCCGGCTTGGACACGGTAGTTCAAAGCTGCGTTATAGTCCATGTCCGCAAAGTACCTGCGCCGCTTCAGCACGGGCTCGGTCAGGTAGCCCAGGTGGCGTAGCTCATCAGTGGTCTGGTTCCACCATGCCTTGAACTCGGAGGCACGCTGTAGCCACGTGCGGTGTAGGGTGCGGACCTGCCGTAAGTCGAGGTCGGCGTAGAGCATGTTGCCCTCGTCGTCCTCTGCCTGGTGGATAATCTCCAGCACCTTGGGTGGGGCTGCCCCGTACAGGGACGAGAAGCAGATGCCCTTGGCGAGGTTCCGCAGCTTCTTGAACTGCCCCTTACCCTTGCCCATCTTCGTGTCCGGGGCTCCCTGTGCCTGCCAGAACTTGTCCCCGAACATGAGGTCAGCCGTCAGGTTGTGCGGGTCAATCTCCTGCTTCTCGAAGGCATCGAGGTAGTTCTGTGTACCTGCGAGGGCTGCGGCGAAGCGTAGCTCTAGCTGGTCGTAGTCTGCCCCGACGAACACACAGCCCGGTGGGGGGATGAACATGTCCCGTAGGAAGAAGGGGATGTTCTGGAAGTTGGGGTTGGAACTAGACAGTCGCCCCGTCACTGTCCCGTGGCTGTTGTAGTCTGGGTGGACGTAGCCCTCGGGGGTGACGACTCCTGCGCCGGGTGCCAGCTTGCGCAGGTAGGTGCCGAGCAGCTTGTCTGCCCTGCGGTAGAACTTGATGGCCTTGAGTAGTTTCTTCTGCTCCGCATCCAACAGTGGGTTGACTAAGAAGTTCCGCACCGAAGCAGCGTTGGTCCGGGGCTCACCTGCGTCAGTGTAGTCATGAGGTGGGAGCCCCCAGTCGTTGAAGAGCAACTCACGCATCTGTGCTGTGCTGCGTGGGTTGAGACCAGGGCGTGCCTCCTGAATAACTTGCAGCCACTTCGTAGCCTCGGCGGTCTGCTCGGCAGCGTGCTGGGCTCGGCGCCGTTCGTCTACCCGCATCCCAAGGCGGTGCATCCCAGCACAGAGGTCCTGCACCTTGTCATCAAAGGTGTAGAGGTGCTCCTGCCTACGGTACGTCATCGTCCCCTGAAGGGGCCTCACCACACGTGCTGTGACGGCTACGTCCGTGGCACAGTACTCATGCAGGTCACGGTCAGTCTGTGCTGTGACTCCCGTGTGGTCTGCCTTCCAGGCTGGCACGTCGAGTAGCATACTGGCGACGAAGCCCAGGCGGTGCTTGTGCTCTGACGCTGCCAGCTTGTGCAGGAGGATGGTGTCGATGAGGGGCGTGGGGGTGACACCCAGGTGCTGCTCGATGACGGTCCTGTCGAAGTACCCAGCGTTGTGTCCGACCTTGACCCAGGCTGTGTGGGTGAGGACCTTGCACAGAAGCTTCTTGTGCATCGCCTCATCAGCAGGGCTGTACAGCTGGGTCTTCCCATCCACGGAGAGGAAGCCCAGCATGAGGACTTCACTCGACGTGCCGATGCCGATGCACCGTAGCCCTGCGGTGAGGCTGTCCACGCCATCTGTCTCAACGTCGTAGGCAAGTTGCTTGCCCTGGTTGGCCAGGTACCACTCGGCGGCGAACTCGGGAGTGGGTTGGTAGTGGACCACGGGGTCCTGCCACATGAGCGCATCGTCATGCCAGCGGAGCATCTTCGCCACGTCGATAGCGAAGACCTCCCGTAGCTCGGGCTTCACCTGGAGCAGTCGGGGGTGGTAGGTCGGCAGGACCTTGAGGTCACCTGCCTTCGTGGGGCCACCACGCACAGCCTCCAACGAGGGGTTGCCTTCGAGGAGCGCCTTGGTGGCGTGAGGGCCGAGCGTGAGCACAGTGGTGTATCGACCTAGCTGCTTCTCCACGTAGCCCCAGCAAGCCTTCAGGGGGCTCTGGAGAGGCTTCTTCCCTGCCTTGACCCGACGCCTGTTCTGTCCCTTCAGCTTAGCTAGGTACGTCTTAGGGTTGTCGTCAGGCCAACGGCAGCCCAGGAGGTTGCCCCAGTCCACGCCAAACCTCTGACCTACACCCATACGGCGTAGCTCTTCCATCACAGTGATGCCGTGGGCATCCGTAAACGGGCGCCGGGTCACTGCATCCTGCTTGGACGGTGCGTCACCGAGGACGAGAATGTCACTACCGTTGCCCTCGAAGGGAACAGGTTGCCAGGTGCCCTTCTTCTCCCAGTACGTACGGAGGGGGCAGTTGGCGCAGTCGGCACAGTCCATGTGTGTCCTCTGTCAGTGTAGGGAGGAGAGGGCTAGGTAGGCAGGCACATGACTTCCAGGACGGATACCGCCCACCTAGCCTCTCCTCGAAAAGGTCAGTCCATTTCCAAGATCTTCTCTACGGAATCACCGAACGTACTCTGCGCGGCGGACACCTCCGACCGTGCCGACTTGGCAGCGTTGTACTGGTCTTCGGTCAACCACGTGGTGTTCTGGTACTGGCGCCCATTCTCGGGGTCCGCCGGGGCGTACTTGACGTAGCCCGTCCGGCCAATCAGGTACTCGAACGCCCCAGAGTCATTGACATTATCGAAGTTGAAGCTCTTCTCACGGATGTCATCCTGGGAGTAGCCCACCGAGATGAAGAACTGCATCCACATGCGGGCCATCATGTCGTCCATGCGGCTGTCGCCCGAGTTGGGTCGGTTGAACCCATCCCGAATAGTACAGTTATTCTCGGCATCACCAGCCTCAACACTCCCGATGATGCGAGCCTGAAGCCGCACGCGGTCACTACCTCGTTTCGTCTGCGTCTGCTCGGTCGTAACAATCTCGACCTTGAAGACACCAGGACCACTGGGTGCCACAGCTACGAACGTGTTGCTAAAATCGAACATTGTCTTTACCCTCTGTCAGTAGTTGCCGATAAAATCGACAAGCATGTTTCGTTGGTGTGTACGCAGGACCATGCGGTCCATCGCGTCGTTGAGAACCCACCGGACATGGTGGGGGGACTTGTGTTCGAGAGCACCCGTGGCCGCCGTCATCACACGGCGGTAGTTAGGCTTCTGCTCTCCTCTCTCTTCGAGTAGGTCTTGGGCAATGGCCTCGACGTACTCATCCATCCACGCCAGGGGCTCTGGACGAGGCACGTCGAGACCCGCACCTAGCATCGCTTCCCGCAGGTTCAGTGGGAACTGGCTTGGGAGGACAGCAAGGCGGTCCCCCTGGATGTAGTTCTGGTCAGGGCCAGTGGCGTACATGAAGGGCCAGCCGGGGCCGCTGTCGTTGTGGACGACACGGGCACAGAAGTCCACCATAGCTGGTAGCTTCTCGGGTGCCTGCCACCCTGGGATGAGTGGAGCCCCAGGGATGTAGCGGTTGTACTGGTCCTTCTTCACCTCACGTGGGGGCTGCTCGTGGCAGACAAAGAACACGTGGCACTCGGCATCACGGGCTGCATCGCGCAGTTCGTACAGCCGCTTGTTGAACAGGTCAAAGGCGGCGAACCCTGGTGCCATGTCGCGGCACTGCTGAAGCTCGGTGTCTGCGATGAGCGACAGGTCGTCAACCACCACCGCAGGGAACTTCGTGGAGGCACGCTTCACGAGGTTCGTGATGTACTTGAACCCCTTGCTGCTCGGAACCTCGATGACCTTGGGTTCCCAGTCGAGGTACTTGGCGCAAGTCAACGCTCCCTTGGGAGCGACGAACACCCCGTGTGGGAATGCCTTCACTAGCGCCAAGGTCTTGCCAACCTTGGCCCTTCCGTACGTCAATCCAAACATGTCTATGTTCCCCATTCGCATCGTGTGTGGTTCTTACATGGCCCGTAGGGTGTCCAACAGGCTGTCTCGTGGTGTGCTGCGGGCCAGTGCATTGGGTCCTCTGTCTCATGCCCGTGCTTGTCTCGAAGGTCTCGTATTAATCGTTCTGCATGAATGACTGTGTCTCTGAATGTCTTATCCGCATACGGCGCAGTGGCAAGCTCCGTGCGTAAGAAAGTGGCAGACCCATCCTTCTTGGGCCATTGAATCATGTTGAGTAGTACCCCTCCATACTGGTCTCCCCAGAGGGAACGACCGAAGAAGTTGTAGCCTCGGAACTGACCCGAGAGTGTGTAGTACTTGACCGCCGTGGAGGGTCGCCGCCCCGTGGTCTTGTGGTCGACGATGTAGTAGAGCCCCGACCGAGGGTGCTGCACGATGAGGTCAGCACGCTGTGTGTAGAAGTAGGGCTCGGGCTGAAGGGTGTCTTGGATGTGCCCAACTAACTCCCGCTCAACTTGGGACACGAGGTACCGCTCGGCAGCCCAGTGCAGGTCGTACTGTAGGTACGTCCTAGCTACGATGGCACTGTGCTTGTCCCACTCCTCGGGGTTGGGCTGGCTCTGTACCTTCTCCTTCATTGCGTCGAGTGGTGTGTAGATGTCTGCCTTGGGGTTCTTCTTCAGAGCGTAGTGGTGTGCCAAGGCAAGGTGTAAGAGGACGCCCCGGATGAGGGCGGGGCTTGACACCGGACCCGGCGTAGCCTTTGAGGCTATGTACAGAGCGTACTTGCGGGGGCACTGCATCGCCAGCTGTAGGCGGTGCCAGCCCCTGCGGCTAGGTCCGGGGTCAAGCAAGTGCATCAGGCGTCGCCAACGACTCGGTTGTTCATCCAGATGATGACATCAGAGCCGTCGTCCTGTGCCATGGTACGCATGGCCTTCACTGAATTATGGGCAATGATGGCCGCAGTCAGCACCTCCTGCATGATTTCCATAGCAACGGAGGGGTCGGCCCTCACGACCGGGTTCATGGCGGCGGTAGCGCCGCACGCCGTGAACAGGTCACGTAGAAGTTCGAGTCCGTCTTCAGGTCCTTGTGTCTCGATGGCGTTCCGGAGTACCTTCAGGAAGGGACTCAGGTGGCTGTCGTCACTGTCGTTGCTGTCGTCGTAGTTGTCATCTGCCATGTCTTACTGCTCCAGTTGTTTGAGCCAGGCTTCTACCTTGCTCCGGTTAAAGCGTACCGTGCGTTCGCCGATACGCATGTGGGGAATGTCCTTCTGCTGCACCTTCCGGTAGATGGCGTGGATGGACAAGCCCAACCAGTCTGCCACTTCTCGTACAGTCAGCAGCTTCACATCGTCACTCATCACTACCTCCGAATAGGTCGAACACACTCTGGATAATATCGTCAGCATCTTCCGTACTACCGAGAGTATCAGCGATACCAACAGCCGTCGGGTCATCAATGGTGTTGACAACCTGCTCCAGCTTGTCCAGTAACGTGTCCGCCACATGCTCGTCCACTGTGCCCTCTGCGACAGTGTACATGATGTGGACTGACCTCTGCGAACCATGCCTACTAAAGCGGCCTTCTGCCTGTGTCACCATGCCAGGTGTCCAAGGTAGCAAGCCGAACACAGCTAGGTCTGTGTTCTGTAGCCCGTCGACTGCCTCACCGAAGGCGTCGGTCGTTCCAACGAACGCGCACCCTACCTCGGTGGCGGCGTAAGCCGAGACCATCTCATCCCGCTCCTTGGTCGAGACACCACCGTGCCCCCACCACATGGGCGCCTTGTCCTTGAGCCGTGTCTTGATGAGCTTCGCCAGGGCTTCAGCGTCCTTGCGTCGTCCCGTAAAGACCACCACCTTCTGGTTGTCCTCAAGCACAGCGTCCTTGACTGTGTCTGCAATCCAGACACGCTTACGTGATGCTGCCTCCAACAACTTCATCTCGAACAAGGCACCCTTGCCTCGCTTGGATGCTTGCTTCATGTCCTGCTTGAAGCCCGCTGGCCTACTCTGTTCCTCCTTACCCAAGTAGATGAGGCTGCGAGTCAGGGGCGGTAGGTGCCTGCTCGCTTCCTCCTTCGTCACTACAGACATGACACGCTCTAGCCGCTGCCGTAGCTCGTCGGTGTTGCTCTCCCCTGTGGCGTCAATGCCACCGAAGCGACCGGGCCTCGCGTCACAGTAGCGGTGGATGAACTCCCAGTTGCTGCCCCACTCACCGGGCTGGACGAGGTCCATCTGTGCCCAGAGGTCGGAGCGCCTGTCCCTAACCGGCGTTGCCGTTAGCCCGAGTCGACGGGTCGAAGCCTTCGCCAGCTTAGCGCAAGCCGCTGCCCGGTTATCCAGCCAGCTGTGGTACACGTCACCGTTACGGGCGACCAACCTCTCCTTCCGCTTCCATCCCTTGCCCTTGTGTATCTCATCCCAGACTACAGCAAGGGGACAGCCCCGTGCCCACTGGATGAGATGAGGCGCCCAGTCCCGGACGACAGCCCAGGACAGCACCACGACGTGTGACCGAGGGGCGTAGGGTGTCTTGCCCCGTAGTACCTCGGGTCGCAGGGTGGTGTACTTCTGTGCCTCCCTAGCCCACTGCGCTGTAGTCGGGGCTCGGGTGATGATGACAACCTTCTCCGTGGCCGGTCCCTTGGTCAACCAAGCGAGGGCCGCGAGTGTCTTACCGGACCCACAAGCCCAGTGCAGGAAGATGTCCTTGCGTGTGTCTGCAAGGACATCCTCCTGGTAGGGCGTGAGGAATCCGTCAGTGACGAACTCCCTAAGCATCAGGATTCATCATCGAGGGTGGTGGCAAGCTGCTTCAGTTCAGAGAGCAGGTCGCTATGTATCCAGTGGAAAAGCACAAGCCTGCCCAGGGAGTCTGGGACGAACACATGATGGCGCGTGGCCCCTCCCTCCTCTGGCGCTGCTTCGTAGCTGTGGGTTCTCACCGCAGCACATGCAAGCCTCGTCACCAACTCATCGCTGGGACGATGGATGTGAACCGCCCAGCAGTCCTCCTGGTACAGAAGGCGGCTCTCCTTCGACCAGGCAATCGCGAGTACCTTCTCGAAGGGAATCCCGTACCGCTCAAAGATGCTCCAGAACTGATTCTGCCCGTCGAGGACCAGGCTGCTCACAGTGGGTTTCGTGTCACTCATCGTCGTTCTCCTTGTTGATGTACTTGTTGTAGAGTTCTTCCAACCTGTTGCCGAATGCTTCCAGGTTCTCAAAGGTCTGGTCCTGTGCCAGTTCTGGTGCGTAATACTTCCCGTCAAATCCCCTGGGACATGCCAGGGCCACAAGCATGGTGGCTTCCTTCTCATCGTTCACGGTGAACACTGGCATCCTGCCAGCGGGGCGTGAGCCTTTCGGCCCATGCCCTACTTGCACGGCTCACCAGATTTCCCAGCGCCGGCTAAACTTGTCACCCATCGTCGTTCTCCTGTCGTGTCACGAGTTGTCACTCTCAAGGTACTGCGCCTCGAACGCCGCCCAGTGTGCTCCTACGTCGGTGCGCTCTGCCCACAGGGCAACCCGGTGAGTCTGCCCATTGGGGGCAACGAACACAGCCCAGTCCCCCTCGACGTAGCGGCGAGGCCGTAGCTCTGCGACGAGGTAGACGTAGCCACAGCTACCCCTCGTGTCTGCGATGATTTGGAATGAGGGTCGGTCGACCAGCACATGCCGACCAGCGGTAA